TACGTCACTAACCACGTGTTCTCCACAGACCAACCGTATACTATGTCGTCCACTTCCTGGGCTGTGTCTACGTCCTAATATAAATGAGTACACTTCCGAATGGCTGAGTTTATGCTGCCCGTCCGCGGAGAGGAGCCACGGCAGAGACTCCGAACGCCCCGAGGGCGGGTGCCGGAGGTGAGTTTACACACCGCAGTCAAGGGGCAATTCGGGCTCGGGACTGGCCGGGCCCCGGGCAAGGCTCTTAAATAGCTATGTTTTTTGGTAGGCCTCACAGAAAGAAGAGGCTACTGTCACTGTTTAGCTTGCCAACTGCGAAGAAAAAACCACCTATGAGTCTGTGGAGGCCTCCTCTGCACAATGTCCCGGGGATCGAGCACCTCTGGTACGAGTCCGTGCATCGTAGCCATGCTGCTGTTTGTAGCTGTGGGGATCCTGTACGCCATCTTACTGCTCTTGCTGAAAGATATGGCGTCCCGGGGGGCTCGCGATCTTCTGGGGCACCGGGAGTAGGGGGCAACCACAACCCTCCCCCTATCCGTCGAGCCCGCCACCCGGCGGCCGCTCCGGACCCCCCAGCAGGTAACCAGCCTCCGGCCCTGCCATGGCATGGGGATGGTGGAAGCGGAGACGGCGCGGCTGGTGGAGGAGACGCTGGACCCGTGGCAGACTTCGCAGACGATGGCCTAGACGAAGTCGTCGCCGCCCTCGACGAAGACGAGTAAGGAGGCGGAGGAGGTGGAGGAGAGGACGACCGAGACGCAGACTATACAGACGCTACAGACGGTACAGACGAAAACGAAAGAGGGCTAAAATAACTATAAGACAGTGGCAACCAGCCAAGACTAGAAAATGCTACATAAGAGGCTACATGCCCGCCCTTATGTGCGGCTGGGGAGCCTACAGCAGAAACTACAGCAGTCACTTAGAGGACAAAATAACTGCGGGACCGTACGGTGGGGGACACAGCACTATGAGATTCTCCCTACAGGTGCTCTACGAGGAGCACCTAAAACACCACAATTACTGGACACGCAGCAACCAGGACCTAGAACTGGCCCTGTACTATGGCTGCACAATTAAGTTTTACAGGGACCCCGAAACAGACTTTATAGTTACATACCAGAGAAAATCTCCTCTGGGAGGTAACATAATGACAGCACCATCACTACACCCAGCAGAAGCCATGCTTACGAGAAACAAAATACTAGTACCCAGTTTACAAACTAAACCAAAAGGAAAAAAAACTGTAAAAGTTAACATAGCACCCCCCACTCTATTTGTGCACAAATGGTACTTTCAAAAAGACATATGTGACTTAACACTGTTCAACTTGAACGTTATTGCGGCTGACTTGCGGTTTCCGTTCGGCTCACCACAAACTGACAACATTTGCATAACCTTCCAAGTTCTCTCTTCCATTTACAACGGCTTCCTCTCTATAACCCACACTTCCTCAACAAGTGACAATATCATAAATGAGTTTTTAAAACTAGCAATACCAGATGAACCTAAACAAAGACACTGGAATGTACTTAATACATACAAAACAGAAGGCTGCTTCTCACACCCACAACTGCAAAAATACAAAATACCTACTACAGGCATAGGCACTGAAAACTACTTTACTACACCAGACGGACTATGGGGGGACCCTATATACAGCAAAAACAATACAGGCACATCCCAAACTGCACAAACTATAAGACAAACAATTAAAAATAACATGACTTCTTACTTTAAAAAAATAGAAGAAGAGAGTACAATAATAACAAAAGGAGACAAACTACTCTGTCACCTAACAGGAATATTTTCACCTCCATGGCTAAACATAGGCAGAGTCAGCAGAGAGTTTCCAGGACTATACAATGACATTATATACAACCCATGGACAGACAAAGGCTCAGGCAACAAAGTATGGCTAGACAGCTTAACAAAAACAGACAACATTTACAAAAAAGGACAAAGTGTACTTCTAATAGAAGACATGCCTATGTACATTATGCTAAACGGATACATAGACTGGGCCAAAAAAGAACTAAACAACTGGCAACTGCAAACCATGTACAGAGTAATGATAGTATGTCCTTACACATATCCAAGACTATACCTAGAAACCAATCCTTACAATGGCTATGTAATGTACTCGCAAGCCTTTGGAGCAGGCCTAATGCCAGACAAAATATCCATTCCACCCATAGCATGGAGAGGCAAGTGGTACCCACACATACTACACCAAGAAGCAGTAATAAATGACATAGTACAGTCAGGGCCTTTTGCTCCAAAAGTACAAAAGCCAAACATGCAACTAAACATGAAATACTCATTTAGATTTACATGGGGCGGTAATCCTATCTCTGCACAGATTGTTAAAGACCCCTGCACCCAGCCCACCTTTGAAATTCCCGGTGGCGGTAACGTCCCTCGCAGAATACAAGTCATCAATCCGAAATTCCTCGGGCCCAACTACAGTTTCAGATCATTTGACATACGACGTGACCTCTTTAGCGACAAGAGTCTTAAAAGAATCTCAGAACAACCAGAGACTTTTGAGTCTTTATTCTCAGGTGGCAAACGCCCCCGGATCGATCTGCCCAAGTACGTCCCGCCAGAAGAAAGCTCCAATACGCAACAGAGACAACAAAGAGAACAAGGGCCGTGGACGAGCGAGAGCGAAAGCGAAGCAGAAGCCCAAGAAGAAACGCCGGAGGGGTCGATCCGAGAGCAGCTCCAGCACCAGCTCCAAGAGCAGCTTCAACTCCGAAGAGGGCTCCAGTGCCTATTCGAGCAGCTAGTCAGAACGCAGCAGGGAGTCCACGTAGACCCCTGCCTTGCGTAGGCCCCAAGCAGTGGCTATTTCCAGAGAGAAAGCCCAAACCCCCTCCTAGTTCCGGGGACTGGGCCATGGAATACCTTATGTGTAAAATAATGAACAGGCCTCCCCGCACTCACCTCACAGACCCCCCTTTCTATCCTTACTGCAAAAACAATTACAATGTAACCTTTCAGCTTAACTACAAATAAAGCTCAGCCTTACTGTTCAAGGCCGTGGGACTTTCACTTGTCGGTGTCTACCTCTAAAGGTCACTAAGCACTCCGAGCGCCAGCGAGGAGAGCGACCCTTCCCCCTGACTCAACTTCTTCGGAGCCGCGCGCTACGCCTTCGGCTGCGCGCGGCACCTCAGTCCCCCGCTCGTGCTGACACGCTTGCGCGTGTCAGACCACTTCGGGCTCGCGGGGGACGGGAGCTTTATTAAACAGACTCCAGGTTGCCATTGGACACTGGAGCTGTGAATCAGTAACGAAAGTGAGTGGGGCCAGACTTCGCCATAAGGCCTTTATCTTCTTGCCATTTGTCCGTCACGGGGGTTGCCGTAGGCTTCGGGCTCGGTTTTAGGCCTTCCGGACTACAAAAACCGCCATATTAGTGACGTCACAGCCGCCATTTTAAGTAAGCATGGCGGGCGGTGACGTGCAATGTCAAAGGTCACAGCCTGTCATGCTTGCACAAAATGGCGGACTTCCGCTTCCGGGTTAGCCGCCATGTTTGGTCACGTGACTACCTACGTCACGGCCGCCACTTTAGTTTACAAAATGGCCGACTTCCTTCCTCTTTTGTGAAAAAAAGCGGAAGTGCCGCACGGCGGCGGGGGGCGGCGCGCTGCGCGCGCCGCCCAGTAGGGGGTGCTAAAGCACCCCCCCCCGCGCATGCGCGGGGCCCCCCCCCCGGGGGGCTCTGCCCCCCGGCCCCCCCCGTGC